GTTCCCACATGTTGCGGTCGTACGTGTTAATCTCCACCTCACCGGTCGGGGTGAACTGGACCTGAACCTCCTTGCCGTTCAACGAGTCATTCATCGCCTGTCCAAGCTCGGAGTAGGCGATCTTGTTCGCCATCGTCACACCGAACTCCGCGAGCACGCGCATGCCATCCGGGCTGTATCCAGCCACGTCCTTGCGGCGGAAGATGCGGTTGCGGCGCGTGCTGTCGGCCGCGATCAACGCCTTCCCAATGCGCTCCTTCTCCGACTGCGTCAGGCTGATTCCATGCCGGCGCGCGATGTCGAGGAACTGACCGAACGAGATCGACCCGTCGTAGTCGGCGCGGTAGCGGAACCCGTATTCGAAGGTCAGCCCCTGCTCGGGCAAAAGCTGCTTCAGTTCGGTAAGCTCGGTGCGAGCGTCGGCCTCGCGCTCGTGCTGGGTGTAATACACGGTGATCCTCTTGCCGTCCGGGCCCACCACGTAGGCATGCACCACGTGATCGCCGTAGCGCCGCTCGGGGAAGTAGCCCTCGTTCTTCAGGCGCTGCACCTGCTCGAACCGCTCCGAGAACCACTGGGAGAACTGTTCGTCGTTCGCGAATAGCGTACGGTAGGTGGCAGAGTCGGCCTTCAGTTCCGCGTCAAGCTCGAACGCGATCATCGTGGTCGCCTGATCGAACATCGCGCGCTGCTTGTCGGTGAGCCCCTGACGCAGGTTCATGTACTCCGGCGAGGTCGTCGTCCACGCGTTCTCGGTGCGCTTCAGGAGCGCCGCGGTCGCAGCGGCTTTGTCACCCTGTGTGCCCGCGGTCGGGCCGGTCCACTCGGACAGGCGGCGCTCGACGGCGTCGGCGATCAGCCGGCTCTTACGCTGGGTATACGAGGTCATCGTGTTGAACACGTTCTTGTAGCCGGCGCTGTGGCGCGCGAGGTTCAGGCCCGAGGACAGGTGCTCGGAGTAGAACCGCTTCAGGCTACCCATCGCGCCCTTAGCCTCGGCGGTCGCTGTGCCCATGATGGAATCCCGCAGGCCGGCCGGCGTAGTCGGGTGATCCACTGCTTCGGCCCACAGTGCGTTCAACTGGGTGCGGGGTAGTTCACCCTCGCGCACACGCTGAGCCACCTCGGCAAGCGAGGCCGCGCGCGAGTAGAAGGTAAGCTCGCCCTGCGTGACCTTGCCGAAGGCGATGTCATCGAACAGGCCGGCCTGCACTTCGAAGTCAAAGTCCAGACGGTTGAGCGGCAGTGTGCCATCGGACACGTCGCGGAGCGCCTCGGCGTAGCTGTAGTTGGCGTCGTCGAAGTTCGCCTTGCTGAACGGCACCGTCAGCGACAAGCGAATCCAGTTCACCATGTAATCGAACTCGTGCTTCGGCTTGAGCTTGTAGACCGTCGGGCGACCGCCCTTACCCATCAGGTCCGTGCGAACGGTGGCCGGTGCGAGGGTGCGTGTAAACCACCCGGCGTCGATACCCTGCTTGCGAGCGAGGGAGCGAGTCATGTTGCCACGGGCTTTGATCGCGACCCACACCGAAGCCTGCACTTGATCAGGCGAGATGCCCATCTCGGTCGCAAGTCGCTTGATCTCGGCATCGGCCCACCAATAGTTGGCGTCGCTCAGCTTCCCTTCTTTAGAGCCGAATCCGAAGATATGTGACATCCACATGTCGATGGTCGCGTCCTGCGATTCAGCCGGGTACGCCACCGGGTCGATGCTAAGCATCAGGTTCTTGAAGAACGAGGTGATCTTCGGCGCGTTGTCCGGGTTCCCGGGCAGCGTGTACTTGTCGAGATAGTCGCGGTGGCCGGTGCCATCGAGAATCTTGCTCCCGTACTCGGCCTGATGGCGCGTGCCCCCGGCGTTGATCTTCTGGCCGGCTTCCCATTGGGCGTAGTGCTGGATGGCATGGCGCAGGTCCTGACCGACGGGGGTACGCGGCGAGTACATCGCGACGAGCGAGGCGAGCTTGCCGGCCTTCGCCTTGTCGTTGCCGGCCCACGCAAGGATCGCCTGCGCCGAGCGGCGGTACCAGTCCTTAGCTCCGTCGCCCTCCGAGGTCAGGCCCTTCAGGAGCCGGCGCATCTTCACGAGGTCCGCTGGCGTCTTGATCCACGACGGCCGGCCCTTCGCCTTCGTCGCCGCGTCCCGGTTGCGATGGAGCAGCGCGCTGGACGGCAGTGCGTCGGGCTCGATGGACTCGATGTAAGACGTGTCCATGGTGCCGGAGCGCATGCCTTGAAGCTCCCGGCGCGCGAAGTCGCCCTTCTCGATGGCGTAGAAGATGTCTTCGTAGGACGTGAACCCGATCCCGCTAACGTAGTTGTTGATCCGCTCCAGCAACCTGCGCAGGGCGGCGAACACGCGCTGCACCACACCAGTAGCTTCCAACTCTCCACGCCGCCAGAATTCGAAGCCGTACGCGCGGGCCTCGGCCGGCACGGTGTTGATCTCGTCGGCGAGCGCAGTGCCGTTCTTGCGGTCGTACGCGCGAGCCTTCTCCATCAGGAGCGCGTGCAGCGGGCTGCCGTTGGCGAACGCCTCGCGCACCATGCGGCGCTCCGTGGGGGTGAACGTGCGCGCTTCGAGGTAGTGGTACCCCTCGTGCGCGGCGACGCTCATAATGTCCTTGGAGTTCATCGAGAGTTCGATCACGGCACGCGCCTGCGACTGCCGGAACGCCCCGACGCCACCCTTGATGTTCTCGACCAGCCGCACCTCCAGTTCCTTCGGCGTGCCGACGATGGACTCCAGATAGCTGAGCACTTGCTCGCCCTTGTCCTCCATCGTGCGGTTCATGCGGTCCACCGCGGCAGCGCGCGACTGGGTAGGCTCTTTCAGCAGCCGGTCCCACAGCGAGCGCGGCAGCAGGTCCACCTTCTGCTCGGGGAACGCGCGCTTGCCTTGCGGCAGCCCTTCGTTCGCGTCGCTGAAGTTCACCCACGAGTTATTGCCGATGTTGTCCACGATCAGCGCCGGCAGGGCCTTCTCGCTGTACATCTGTGCGTGCATGCGGGTGGCGTTAAGCTCCCCGGTCGGGCCGAACTCGAAGCCCGTGCGCGCGTGCGCGAACAGATCGTGCACCGCCCGGCCGCGATACGCTTGCTCAGGCGTGCGGTACGGGTGCGGCTCGCCGCCCTCGAACACCCACAGGTGGTTGTTGCCGAACACGTCCGCGCGCATCGCGGCGCTGTTCTTGTAGGGCTGGCCCTCCTGCTTCCACGGTTCGATGGTGATGTGCTTCGAAGCCATGTTGAACATCTGCTCCTCCTCCAACGCCATCGCGTCGAAGGCTTCTTTCACGGCCGGGTCTTGGTTCACGGACTGAAGCTGGTCGTAGGCGCGTGCGATCTGCTTGCCGACCGCCGGGTCCATAGGGATATATGTAAGCTCTTGGATCGGCGGCAGCCCGTTCGCGGCGTTGTATTCCTGTGCCACGTCGAACACCGGGTGCCCGAGGTTGATCGTCGTCAGCGTGCGAAGGTCGAAAATCGCAAGCTGATTAGCTTCGCGCGCGAAACGCAGCGCAGCGGTCATGGTCGGCACCGAACGCGACACGTCGAGATAAGTCTGGTTGGTGTCCGGGTCGTACCACGTGCCCATGAGATACGTGTCGGTCGAGAGCAGGTCGTCGTTCGCGCGGATGTAGCTGGCGATGGACGCGGACTGCGGCTGCCCGGCGAGGACAACCTCACGCTGTTTAAATGTACTCACCGCGTAGGCGCTGGTCCCGGCCGCGTCGCGCCCGCTATTGATGTACGTGGACGATCCGCCGTTCGCGAGGTGACGCTGGTGAATCTCTTTCGCCCGAGCGTAGATGGTCTCGTCCGGCATCGACAGGAGCACCCGGTCGAACAGGTTATTCGACACATGCTTAACCGGCTGCGGTGTGAAGATGCGCAGTTGCCCGCCGGCGTACATGATGGCGTCGAACCCGAGGTCCTTCACCTTTTTGTCGTACAGCGACCACGTGAGAAGCTCGTTCGCGCCGTACCTGACGGCGATCTCGCGGCGGGCTTCGGCGAGCAGAGGGTCGGCCTCGTTCGCAACGTACACCTTGTCGGCGGGCATCGAGCCCTCGTATTGCTTGTGGCCCGTTACCCCGGTCTCTCGGAAGGGTGTACCCTTAACCACGGCAGAAGTGTATGTCACGCCGATGGTGCGCGCCGGCTGCCAGTCCTCACCACGTCGGCCGCGGCCCATCGCGTTCGGATCGGTCACTCCCCCGGGCACCTCGCCCCAGTGGGAAAATTCGATCATCGGCTTAGCCGCGCCCTTGCTGAACAACGTCTCCTGACGCGGCAGGCCAGTCACGTCCTCGCGCCCACGCAGCGGCGTCGCGCCGGGCTCTGCGATCTCTGACGGGATGCGGGCCGACACGAACGAGCTAAGCTCCGTGCGGAACGTCTCGATGTCTTGCTTCGGCAGCTTGCCCTTCAGGGCCTTCGCGAACGCCTCGTTGAACGACACCGAGGCGGCAGCCGCGTCGGGCTTCGTCATCGCGACCTCAGCCGCGCGCTTTAGCGCAGTCCCGAGGCTGGTGGCCTTCTCCGGCGTGAGCGCGCCGCTGGTGCGGAGCCCTCCGACGATGGTATCCACTCCGCTTGCGTATGCCACGGCGAACCCTTCGCGACGGTCGCGCGGGGCTAGTGTGCGCGCGGTCGCGCGTGCGCTACCGGTGACAGGGACCACGGACGGCGCGGTCTTCTCGAACTCGCGCACCGCCTTAGCTTCCGTCTCGTCGAGCAGGATACCACGGCTGCGCTTGATCAGTCCTAGCTGAGCTTCCGGGCTGGTCAGGGGGGCACCGATTGGTGTCGGCGAGAAGCCCTTGAAGTTGCCGGCCTTAGCAGTGTCGGTGCCGTCCTTCTCCGCCAGTCGAAGGATTTCGTCCTCCTGCACGGAGATGATCGGGCGGGCCGCAGGCGCAGGCTGAGCCTGCTCGCCGATGATCACGGGCGCAACGAGGCTGCCTTTCGGTTGATAGTCCAGAGTCTCGGCGAGCGTCTTCAGGTTCGACTCACGCTGGGTCAGGCGGTCAAGCTCGGCCTGTGCCTCCTTGATCTCCTTCGCGATCCCCTGCTTCGGACGGCCTTCCTTCTTCGGTCCGCGGACCTCGGTCACGAGCCCGGCGATCTTGCCCCGCAGGCCATCCATGTCCGTGCGCACCTTGTCCAGCGGGGTGACAATCGCCGCGTCCTCGCGCCCGGACATCGAGAGCGAGTCCGCCGTGTAGATCAGGCCGAGGTTCTCGGCGTCGAACGACTGGAACGGCGAGGGGGTGGCGGTGGTGTCGGGGACCTCCTCAACCACAGGAGGGCCGGCAGGGGCCTCGGAGACGGGCGCAGCGGGCACGGGCGCAGGAGCCGCGGCACCGACCCCGGCGCGCCGCGCAGCGCCTACAGGGCCCCCGACGATGCCGCCCATCAGGGCACCCAGTACCCCGGCGTTCAGGAAATCGCTCCGGGCCTCGTCGCCGGTCAGCGGCTGGTCGGCGGCAACGCGCTCGATGGCGGTCTGCCCAAGCTCGGTGCCAGCCTCGATGGCGGCACCGCCGGCAAGGCCGAGCGCGCCACCCTTTAGGATGTCGGTCAGCCCCTTGGCCGGGTTCGCGGTGCGCTTGCCGAACGCGCCCAGCATGCGGGCGGCGAGCAACTGAGGCACCACGTCGAGCGAGCCGGCGAGGGTTCCACCCACGACCGCGCGAGCAGCGGCGTCAGGCAGTCCAGCTTCCACGGCCTCGGGATAGATCGCTCCGGCTTCCTGAGCGATGGACGAAGTGGCAAGGCCGGCGGTCATGCCAGCGTTGCGGGCGAGTAGGGCCTTAGCAGGATCAGCGATGCCGCGGGCTGCGGCTACCCCGCCAACGCGGCCAAGGAGACCGGCACCGAGGGCGGTAGCCAGTTGGGGTACGAGGTAGCCCGCACCGTACTTCGCGAAGTCGATGGCGTCGCCGACGCTGCCGATGTCCTCGACACGCATTGCAGTCTCGGCCGACTCCTCGAACGCCTTCTCCGAGGCTTCGAGCCCGAACCGCTTCAGCGACTCGATGCCTGTAAGCTGGCCGGCGAGCGCAAGCGCACCGGCTGCGGTACCCTTGAGGGTTTTCGCGCCAGTCTTGAGGCCCTTCTTGAATGGGCCCGGGGCATTGGGGTCTGCGTAGATGTCGGTCCCAATGACCGATTCGGACACGTCGAGACCTGCGCTCGGCGTGTAAATGTCAATCGCCAATTAACCTCCTGATGGGGCTGCGAAGCCGCGGTCAGCGGCGTCCTTCAAAACCTGCGCTCGGGTGAGCTTGTACTTCTTCATCATGCCAGTCACGTCCGATTCCGTCAACTGCTGGCGGACCTGCGGCTTGACCGATGTCCCGGTGTTCACATCCGTCACGACGGGGTTACCCATCATGTCGGCAGTGATCTTCTTGCCGGCACCCATTGCCGCCTGCACAGCCGCGAGAGCCTTGATACGGTCAGCCACCGAACCTGTCTCCTTCACCCGGGTCTCGCGCTCCGTGATCGCGCCTTTGGCCGCGGCCGTGCTACGGCGCAGAGCCTGCGTCTGTGCAGCAGCAACCCCGCGTTGCTGTGCCACTTGCTGCATGAAAGGCACCGCGTTCGCGAAGATGCCACCCTCGGTTCCAAGGACAGGAACGACCGGTGCCGGTGCGACAGCGACCGGCGCAGCTACTGGAGCCTCGACGATGTTGCCACGCGAATCGACAGTGACCGCAGGGCGGTTACCCACGCGGAACGCGCCTGTGCCGCGCTCAGGGACCCCGGTGCCACGCATCAGGGCCTCGGCGTCGATGGGCGTACGTGCAGCCGCCGAAGGTGCAGCGGCAGCGACACCACCAGCCTGAGTGATCGGTCGAGGCGTCGCTGCGCCACCGAACGGGTTCACCGTGTCACCAAGGTCAACCAGAGCGCCCGCGCTGCGGATCGCAAGGTCACGACCAAAACGAAGGGCCGGGCTGTCGAGAGTCGAAGGACCGATCCCGAACCGCTTCTCGTACTCCTCGGTGGGCGTGCGCGCGGTAGTCATCGCCGACAACGCGCCCGTCACGCCGATCCCAGCCGCGCCTAGTGCCCGGGCACCGCCCCTCAGTACGCGCATCGCGCGCTGGCCGAAGCTCAATCGGTTCGCTGCGTTCGCAGTCTGCACCGGGGCCGGGTTCGTCTCGGTCGGGGTCGAAACCGCAGGGCCCGCAGTAGCCCTAGCAGCGGACGAAGCGGTCGTGTCCACCATCTTCGGGAACGAGAGGGTGGGGGCAGCAGCGTTAACGCCCGCACGCCGCGCGCCCAGCCGTTGCTGGAAATCGCGAGCGGCGCGTAGTTGTTCCGCTGTCATACCTTCCAACGAGAAATCGAGAGCAGCCATGTGTCCTCCTTACTCCTGCGCGACCTGAGCCGCGAGGGTGGTAGTCGATCCGAACAACGCGCCGAGCACTTGGGAGTAGAACGCGGCACCGAAGCTGGAAGCCTCCAGCCGGAGTTTCGCCTCGGCAGCCTGTGCCTCCACTCGCATCCTGAGAGCGGACACGGCGATGTCTGCGGTTTTGATGCTACCCTCGACGTTAGCGACAACCTCCTGTACCTGCAACTGGTACGCCGATTTCAGCGCATCCACTCCGGCGGAGAACGCCGTGATGTCCGTCTTGTAGACCTCGGTAACCGCCCGAAGATTCTCGGTCTGCGCCAGAAGGTCTCCCTTGAACCCTTCGATCTGGCCCTGATAGGCCGCGAGGCGAGTGCGAGCCTGCTCCACCTCGGCGTTCAGGTTAGCAACCTGCACGTCAGCCTTCACCTTCGCTCCAGTCACCTGCGCAGTGTAGGCGCGGACCTCGGCTTCGAACGCGATGATCTTGGCGGTCTCACCCTCGATGCGCGCCTTGTACATTCCGAACTCGGCGACCTTGCCCTGCACCTGCGCAGTGTAGGCGTCCACCAGTCCGCGGAACGCTTCGAGGCGTGTGCGCTCGATGTTGGCCTGAATCCCTGCGGCTTCCATTCGGGTACGGTAGATATTGACCACCGCCTGAATCCCGGCAAGCTGGGCATTGAACGCCTCGACCGCGAGCTTCTGGACCTCGACCTCAAGACGCGAGCCGTCCAACTGCGCCTTGTAGATTTCTAACTGGATCAGCGCCGAGCGAATCTTCGTCTCGAACACCTGAGCTTCCACTTGATACGCGGCCACCCGGGTATTGTAGCGGGCCACCAGTGCGTTGAACACGGCGACCGACATCTCCAGCGTAATCTTGGCCGCGTTCAGCGACCGCTCCATGATGGAGTTGTGGAACCCGATCAGGATATTCTCCAGTTCCTTCGCCTGCCCGAGAGCGAACTGGCGCGACTTCAGGAACCGGTCCGAACGGTCAAGCAGAATCTCCCGGTTAACGCCGGACATCTTGTCCGCAAGCGCCTGCTGCGAACGCTCGATGGCTACCGTCAAGTCACCGGGCGGGATCGAGAATCCACGAGCGGCATGAAACCGAGTCACTTCATCGATGGCCTGCTGAGAAGCGTCGAACTCGCGCGCGCGGGCGCGTTCCCACAGAGCAAGCTCGTCGGAGACCTCGATACCATAGCCACCGTCCGCAAGGTCCGATAGCAGCTTCGCCTTCGTCTCGTCCAACAGAGCGGACGAGTATGCCTGCTCGAAGAACGCAAACGAGTTCGTCGGAGCCACCAGATCATCGAACGGGGCCTGCGCATCGAACGTCGGCAGAGAGACCGACGGCGGCGACGGTAGGTTCGGAAGTAGTACCGTGGGAGCCTCGGGGATCGAGATCACGGGGGCGTCCGGAATCACGGGGTCCGTGATGCTCGGTGCGTTCGGCGCGATGGGCAGGACCGCGGACGGCGCTACCGGCAGGTCCAGCGCCGGAGCCAGCTTCACGAAATCCAACACCTCCACCGGGATGACTGGGCTGAAGTCGATCTCGGGAGCCGTGGGAGCCGTAGCCGAGATCGTGGGAATTGTCGGGCGCACAGGACGTTGGGCTGCAAGCTCCGACTTCGCAGAACCGGTAACATCCGACTGAACGAATTGCACTGGAAACACCGGGTCGATGAAGTTCAGGTTAGCCAGAGCCGCGACCTGATTGATAAACCCGTCGGCCTGCGCGATGAAGCTGTTCGCGGTAGCCAACTGGGTGTTGATGATCTCGGGTACGGTAGCCATGGGCTATTATACCACTCGACGGTTGGATTGCTCAGGGTACGGCTGCATCTTCTCGATCAGGAAATCGGACCCGTCCACGTTCAACATCTCGAACTGCCAGTAGGGGGACTTCGGCCCGCGGCCGACCGGAACGCGGCGCTCCTGAATCTCGTCGAGCCCGTTGTAGGGCAGAGCGTACACCCGCTCGCCACCCTGCGAGGTAATCGTCGTGAACCGCATGCCGCCGTTGGCACGGAAGCTCGCATAGATGCGAGGCACACGCTTGTTGAAGCTCGTCCCGAAGCTCTCCTTGCCGGTGCGCACGCGCGCCGCGATGGGGTCCCCATCGTCGCTGTCCTGCCCAGCGTGCAGGAACAGCCCGTCGTCTCCGGCGGACAGCATCGCATCGCGGAAGTGGCCGTAGCTGTTGAACCCATAGTTCGTGTACTCCGTGAGTGCCTTGCGACGCAGGTTAAGCACCCACGTACGCGTAGCCGAGGAGATTTCCGAGGTAATGCCGATCTCTACCGTCGGGGCCGGGTAGAAGATCGCCATCGATCCCTCGTACGGGCCATAACCGGAGAATGAGGCGGTGAATGGGAGCACCATCGCCATCGTGGCATCCGCACCGGAAAGCGCGGTCGCGACGAAGCGAGGACGGACGATGATCGGCCGCATGGTGCCCAAGTTCTCCGACATCATGGTCATCGAGAACTTCAGGGACGCGTTAATGTTCAGGCCACCCAGCACCTCGGACTGTCCAGAAGCGGAGAACTCGGGGTACGGGACCGTTACCTTAACCGCGCCGACCGCCCCGTTGATGCCGGAGAAGGACGCCGTAACCGGGACTGTGATCGCTAGCGTGGGGGCACCACCGAGGGCGAGGATCGGGCCGGGGACAATGAGGCTCAGGCCAAATGCTGAACCGGCGATACCGTCCATCAGTATAGCTGGCGACGGAACCGCTACCGCGAAGACGTTGAACGCCGAATCCCCAGTGAAAGCCAACACGGGGGAGGGGGTACTGATGTTAAGGCCCACAGCCCCGCTCATAGCCAGCACGGGGGCAGGCGCTACGGCTCCGAGGGTTAGGATAGTGGGAGGAGTCATCACCAGCACGGGGGCTGGGATGATAATATTCATTCCATCGGACACCATCGCCATGACTGGGGCGGGGGCTGTGACACCGAGCGAAGCCCCTCCGCCCATTAGCAAGGCGGGCAGGGGGGCAGTGGCGTCTAGGTCATTGGACGGCGCACCATCGTCCCAGCCAGAATATCCCTCGGGGGGAGTGTGAACGAACGCAGACCCTCCGGAATTTAGTGTTACTACCGACCCGACAGTACCCGCCCCGAAGTCGGCATGCGTGATCGCCAACGAGTCAGAGATGCCGCTGAACGCCTCACCCTGCGTCGTGCCGTTCTTCCAGAAGGTGAGAGTGCCTGCATCCGCATCGAACAAGGCACTGATAACGTCGCCCGTATCAAACGAGGCCCCATAGCCGCTAACGCCGCCGTTAACCTTTGCGCCGTTGGCTTTGTACGCCCAAATGTCGGCGCTAGAATCGTAGTTGCCCCCCGTCACCGCAAAGGAGCTATTGGAGATACCGAGAATCGGTACGTCGCTACCAGCGTCGCCTTTCTGCGTTACTGTAAGTTCGCAGTACCACTTACCGGAATTCTTGAACTCCGTGGCGCGAACCGACCCGAACGATCCGGAGGTGGCGTTGGTAGATACGAGGTTCCCGCCCGACAGGGTGATGTTGGCACTCTTATCGGCGGGGTTCCAAGTGGCGAAGGCCATAGATAATGGGGGCCGGCGTTATTAGCGCGGCCCCCTCCTCACTGGTTACCCCGTTACACCGAGGCCGGAACGGTGATGGTCGCCGTGCTGATGGTCTGCGTCGCAGAGGTGACGATGTTGGTGTTCGTCATGTTCAGGTCCGCACCCGAGGTCGCGATGCTCCCGTCGATACGGAGGAACACCTCGCTGGAGTCCGACGAGCCCGCATCGGCCACTGAGCCGAGGAACCGGAAGTGACCGGCGGTGCCGTCCGATACGCCGAGGCCGGACCACACGTCGGTCGCGATCTTCGACAACACACCCGCAACGGAGTCATTGAAGCGCAGGCCGTTAACGGAGTTCACGCCGCCCGCCATGTCGTTGTCGGTCTTCGTGATCGTCGTAACGGTCGAAGCGACCACCCACGTATTCGGGAATGTGCCGAGGCCCGGTTTGGCGGTGATGAAAATGTCGTCGCCCACCGCGCTCGCCTTGAACAGCATGTTCTTCGGGTTGTCGTTGATCTTCGTCGCAACGTCGATGGCAGTCTGCGCGAGCGTCGTGTTGAACGGAGTCGCCGAGCCCATGATCTCCAGCGAGTTCACGGTCAAGGTATCGACGGAACCCGAGGCTCCACCGGTCAGTTCGACGCTGCCGACCGAGCTAACCTCAGCCGTGTGCGCGCCGGAAGAAAGCGTAATGGTCGCGAGCAGCGTACCGGCCGCGGCGTCATTGGCGGACGAAGGCTGCGCGCCGGAACGGATTTGTAGCCGGCCACCGGCAAACGCTTGCTTGAGGGACGAGCCCTCGTTGAGGAAGTTGCGAAGGCCGGACGAGAAGCGAATGGTCATGGTCAATCTCCTTTGTTAGATATGTGTTAAAACGCGGTGTTGCCCGGGCGCTCCGTTCCACGAAGCGTGACCAGATACTGCACCGTACCTCGGGAGTCGCGAACCACTGCGGCTCCTTCATCCATGACCGGGTAGTTGAACCGAGCCGCGGTCAATTTGAGAATCGATCCGCCGGCAAGCCCGGCGCAGATGCCCTTCGTCGTAGCGAACACAGCGGCGGGCCCTTGCCTCTGATCCGAGATTTCCTCAGCGGAGGTGTAGGCCAGCGTGCCGGGGATGGCACCGTAGTCGAGGCGCGGCTGCTCGATCCACTTCTCGGGATCGCGGCCGGGGAGCCAGATCACTCCCACCTCAGTACCCAAGTATACCCCATCATCTACCGGGGCGACAAGGGTGATCCGAGCCGGGAAAGGTAGCCCCTTGCGAAGGTCAAATAGCTCCGGGGCGAAGGGCTCGCTCCGATACAGGGTCGCCCCCCGCGCGAGCAGGAGGTGGCCCGAGAAGGCCGCTAGGTGCGTCCCGGGCAGGGCGGGGGACAGGAACTGGGTAGTGAGAGGTAGCGTGCCTGTGCGCTCCACGGTGTACGTAGCGTCGGTGGCGGCGTTCGGAAGCGCCATAAGGAGCCAGAGGGCATCCCCGTTCACCGGGCTCACGTAGAGCCGCTTGTAGGTCACGCTGGGGTCCGCAGAGGCTGGCATGTCGTAGAACCGAATCCCGCCCGGGACCGTGAGCGACACGAGCCCTGATCGCCCAGTGCCCGACTCCTGCCCGTCTCCGCGCACGTACGTCAGGGCGTACTGATAGATGCCGGCGGGAAGCGAGCCCCCGATGGGGTCCGCAAGGGGTAGCTTGGTCGGGGCCTGTAACCCCCACGTGCGAGATTGACCGTTCGAGAACACGCCGTTCTCGATGCCATTCGAATAGAACACCCGGTTGCCGATGATCGTGTAGTACATGCGCGCGCCGACGCTCAATCCCGTCCGAATCACGCGGGTGCTGTAGTCAGGCTGAACCTCCACGAGATCGCTGCCATTAACCATAAGGGCCACCGAGCCGTTGCTCCAGAAGGAGTGCACGGCCGCGGTCACGGCAGTCGCCGCGTAGCCGGCGCGGCGTTGCGCGCGCAGTGCATCGGTCACGTCCGTGTTCAGCGCGACCGAGAGGTCACCTAGTTCGAAGCTCTCCTCACTGACGGTGTTCCGCAGACCGAGGAACTTCTCGAACGTGTAAACGTCTTCGTCGTTGTTGTTAGCAGCCACGGACCCACGCTCCGAAGCGCCACTGCGGAGCGGACTGCTGGCGGCGTTCGCGGTCGCGCTTCGCCACCTCGCATCGCTCATTGAACTCGGACACCCACGTGCGCCCGAGGGTGCGCAGGCTCGCGTCGATGTCGGCGGTATTCGCGAGACACGAGCCCGCGGCGAAGCTGCAAAGCTCCAAATGGTGCTCCTCGGGAACCTCGGGCTCCTCGTCGGGCTTGTCGTCCGCCAGTTCCTTCAGCGGCATGCGGACGACGCTGAGGTGCAACTTCAGGAGTGCCGAGTCCGCATCCGGCGAATGACGCAGGCGCAGGATGCGCGTGCCCATGTCCACCGAGTAAAGCTGCGGCCGGCCAGCGGGGTCCTGCACGGAGACGTTGATGTCCCAGTGGTCGGAATCCACGAACCCCGGATGGATGCGATTGTCATCGTACCCGACCCGGGTCAGGTCCATGTCGCTGTCGCTCAGGCGTGCAGCCTTCACGTGCAGGATGGACTTGTGCAGCGGGTAGTTGATCTTGCCCACCTCCAGCGTGATCTCGGTCACTACGGGGGTGGTGAGGTCCTCCAGCACCCACGCGTCGCGGCAGAGCTTACGCTGGGCCTCGTTGAGATACCGGAGCACGGTGGGGGTCTTGAATAGCTCGTCGTTTTCGCCGGAGATCATCTCCGTGCGGTCGTCGAGCATGGCCCCCGTAATATGCTCCAGTAGCTCAGAGGTTTTCATTACGCCTCGACGCTAACCACGGGGACGCGCGGGTTGGGCACGCGCTCCCCTTTGGCGTCCACCACCAGACCGAAGTCTTGGAAGGGGAACCGGCGGGCTTTGCGCAGGTCGAATCCGGTCGGGTTGCCGGCGGAGTCCTTCTTCACAATCGCGCGGTCTTCCACGGCGGTCTTCAGGACTCCGATGACTTCTTTCGGAACGTCGAGCACCACACCGCGGCGGAGTTGATACAGCCGACCGTTGACGCCTACCGGCACAGGGTCCACTTCGTTCTGATCCCGGGCCTCGTCGAGCATGATCGCGTAGCGTTCTTTCGAGGCCGAACGGGACGCATCCGCCGTGTTGATATGGGTATCGGCGAGTTGCTTCTGGTCTCGAAGCGCCGCGTTGGCCTTCTCGGCTGCGGCGAGTTGCGCCTTCAACTTCTCAATCTCGGCGTTGGGGGCCTCGACTTCGAGGCCGGCGAGTGCTGCGGCGTTGCTTTGGGTTTCCATGATCGTTCCCTCCCTGTTAAGTTTACAGTCCGCCTTTCATCGACTTCGCCGCTTCAGCAAACGACTCGGCGTAGGCGATCTCAGGCAGTGCGCTCAACGCGCCCTTGACCATCTTGATCACGTCGGGCACGGTCTTCGCGGCGTAGCTCTTTGTGCAGTCGCCGATGTACGTCGGGTAGTCGCCCCGCTTCTCTTTCTTGTCCTTCGCCTGCTTCTCCTTGATCTTGTCGGTGTCCGGAACCTCAACCTTGAAGCCGTTCTCCAATACCTCAATACGGATCGTGAACTGACTAATCATAGCACACCTCCTATAAAAAGTCCCCGAACCGGCTTGTGGCCGACCGGGGACTTGGGCGCATTCACCAGTCGGCGGTTAGCCGAGGGCCAGCCACGTGTACTGCTTGTCTTCGATGGCAGCCGCCGCAGCGATAGTCACGCCATGCGCGGGCTTGACGCCCGGGATGTCGGTGGCCGTGCTGTCAATGACGGTGGCCGGGCCCGGGTATGCGACGTTGTTGCGCACACCCGCGTTGGTCGCATCGACCGCGCCCTGCGAACCGTCTTGGCTGCCGGAGCCGGCATCCACTTGAATCGCCACGTCGGCGGTGTCCAGAGTGCGAACTCCGTCCGCAGCCGTCTTGACAGTCGTACCCGATGCCATGCCCTCGTACCACTCGTGCGTGATACGGTCGGTCAGGTTGACCAACTGGAAGTAGCGGGGGCGGAAGCCGAGTTCAATGGCGATGGCAACCGCCGTGTCGTCATTGAGGAACCGACCGGTGGCGCGCTGGAAATCGCCGCCGTTGCTGTCGGAGTAGTTCTTCGTAATGGTCATGTGCGTCTCCTTGTTCGGGGAATGGGATGGCCGATCAGCCGGGGGCGATTAAGCCCCCAGCGTCACCGGGTTAGTTCGTCGCTGCGACCTCGACGCGGACCATCCACGCATCGTTCAGGATGACGGAGGTCTGCATGCACTTCCAGCCGGCCGTGCCTTTCTGGCCGAGCGGGTCGCCCACAGCGGGCTTCGGGTTCACGACCATGATCGCGAGGGAGTCTTTCCCCTTCAGCGGCACGATCCCGTACGCGTCCTTGGCGATGTACAGCACCGGGTACACGTCGGCGAAACCGCCGGTGTTGACCATCGTCGAAGTCGCACCACCGACCACGCCGGTCGCGCCGGGGAAGGAGGTGAAGATCGTCGAGCGCAGGTAGCGCACGTCTTCGACCGCACCGATCTCGTTGGCCCACGGCGTCACCGTGCCGTATTTCTTGGTCGGGATGAAGCCAGTGATGTTGCGGATGTCGTTCTCGATGTCCGGGTGGACGAGGGCGATGAACGCCGCTTCCACGGGCTCGGTGCTGAAGGCCGGAGTCGAGCCGACCACCGAGGTGATCTGCATCGCGTTCTGGCGCTTCAGGGCGCGTGTCGCTTTGCGCTGGAGGGCCAGCGTCAGCGGCGTGTTCACGTCCCCACGGTCGGAGCCGTTGGCGAAGAACACGTTCGTGCCCGCCTTGATCTTGTTGTAGCGCAGGGTCTCGACGGTTTGCGCCGCCTGCTCACCCAGCACTTCGGAGACCTGCTGGAGGAACGGGTCCTCGTGCGTGTCTTCGATCACGTCCGAGAACGGCACGAAGTCGCCGTGCTGCTCCAGAGTAGCCGTCACGTCCGTCACGGTCACGCGGCTGCCGGCGGGGGTCACGCCCTCGACCAGCGGGGTCAGCGCGAGCGGCAGAGCGTTGTAACGCCGCCACTTGGCGACCTTCGTCGAGCGGTTCGGCATCACGTACACCTGACCGAACTTCTCGATCACGAGGTGGGGGACACCACGCGTCAGCATCTTGGCGACGGCGTGGGCGGCGGTACGCGGCGAGATGTCGCCGTAGGTCATCGGTGAAGCGGACATGGTTCGGTCTCCTTCTGGTTACAAATTGGTTGGTTGAGCCGCCGTCGAATCCTCGGGCGTGTTCAGGTGCTTGATCAAGACCTCGATCATTGCTGCGGCACCTTCTGCTTGGTGCATTTGCACCGCGGACTTCTGGCGCTGGACCTCCGCCGACGCCTTCAACTTGCTCAAGAACTCCGCAGTCAGTACAGCCATGCGCCTTAGCTCAGGGCCGCGGTATCGCAGAGCGGGATATACCACGTGGTCCCGTTGACCTGCACGCGGAGGCGAGCCTGCGCGTTCACAGCCTGCTCGGTCACTTCATCGAACATGTGCGCGGCATCCGATCCAGCCACGCCATTCAGGTCGAAAAAGAACCCGTTGTCATCGAACGTCCCGGCATCGTCGCCGTAGACGTTCGCCGAAATCAGCGAGGTGCGAGTGCCGGTAAGCGCACCGGTAGGCATGCCCAGTTCCAGTTCGAGCGGGGCATACGAGCCTGCCGCCGCGCCGGCCGACATGATCAGTTCGGCAACGAACGCCGAGCCAAGGCCGGCGACACTACCCGACGAGCCGAGTTGGAACTGCGCCTTCAGCGCATTCGCCCAGCTACCGAGAGCCACGTTCGCATCGAGTTCGAAGCGGGCGCGGCCTCCGACTGCACCGGCCTGCGTCAGGGTGGTCTCCACCACCAGCGACTCGAAGCTCGACGATGCGCCGTTTCCGGCGCTCACCACGTTGAACGAGGCACCTTCGGTCAGGAACTTGGCGAGCAACTTCTTGACTTCGTAGTCCCGAATGATGGACTGGTTCACGGTGTTGATGTCGAGCGACATGGATGTCCTCCTTGGTTACCGCGCAGTAGCCTCGGCGAAGGCTCCGTCGAAATCGTTCGGGTCGGAACCCTGTGGCGTAGGCGTCGTGCGCTTCGACTGCACGGGCGCAAGCTCCGCGGCCTTTTTGGCAGCGGCGGCGCGCGCAGCGGCCGTCTGTTGATCGGTGGGTTTGTCCGAAGCCGGCGGTGTTCCGGGTGTCTCCGACCCGGGGCCGTTCGACTTCTTGTACTGTGACACGAGTTCAACGATTTCTTGAACTGAGCCCTCATTGTACACCTTTTTGTAGGCGTCAATCAAATACGTGGGCTGCTTCGCGATCCACGCTTCCAACTGCGGGGACACGGTGTCGAAGTCCGGTTGCTGCCTCAGAATCTCGGCACGGAACGTATTTGCTTCGACGTTCTGCACCGTCTTAAACATCGGACTGAGATCAGAGTACACCTTCTCCACCACGGCTGTCAAGGCCCGCGCAAACCGGGCCTCGATGCCAGCGATGGCGTGGGCCTGCTGTACCTTCGTCGCCTTCGCAATGTCGGGCCACTCGGTCTCGAACGACGCCAGTGCCGTCTTCTGCTCGTCCGTCAGAACGGGCTCGGGGATTTCGAGCGCAGCCTTGCGCTCCGTCTCGGCCTTCTCCGCGGCAGCAGCGGCATCAGCCGCTGCCTTATCGTCCACGATCTTCTTCGCGGCAGCCGCGGTCGCATCGGCAGCGGCCTTCTCCGTAGCGGCTTTGGCAGCGACTTCAGCAGCGACTTTGCCTTCCGGCGTCGCAGCGAACTTGTCGTCCTCGATCTTCTTCGCGGCAGCGGCGGCATCGGCAGCCACCTTGTCGTCCTCGGCCTTCTCCGCGGCAGCAGCGGCATCAGTCGCCGCCTTGTCGTCCACGATCTTCTTCGTAGCCGCAGCGGCGTCAGCAGTCGCCTTCTCGTCGGCTGCCTTCTGAGCGGTCTCCTCGGCGGTCACTTCGGCCTCGGTGGCTGCGGTGGTAGCAGCGGCGGCAGCGGCGGCTACCTTTTCCTTCTCAGCGGGCTTGCCGCTCGCGGGCTCCCCGCTCCCCTCGGCGGCAATCGCCTCGGCAAACGCGGCGTCGAAATCGTCAGCAGCTACTTCTTTGGTCTCGGTTGTCATGTCCCCCTCCCTTAGTTAGTCCGCCCCGGGAGTTGAAACTCCCTTGGAGCTTTTTCAATCAACTCCACCACAGCCTGCATGGCGTTGTACTCCGTCTGGAATTTTACCAGATCGGTACCCGATGCCGTCCGCCAGCTTCCCAGTGCGCGGTCCCGGCGAATGTATGCAAGGCGGAGAAGGGAGTTAAGTCCCGTCTCAGCGCGAGCCTGATGCACTACCCTTTGAAGCTCCTGCTCCTCCCCCCTGATCGTTTCCATTTACGATTCCCTCCACGAGTGCGGTGAATGTATCGATGTTAGCGCCGGTTTGCGCTTTGATCGCCAGTGCGAAATCCTTGAACGCGTTAGAGATGTTCTTGCGAATCTCCGAGCGAATCAGGTCCGCTTGTTGTTGCGCGTTCATTGCTGCCGAGTCCGCCTGCTCCTTCAGCCGGCGAGCTACCTCGTCAGCGTCCTCTAGAATGTCCATCGGTAGATCGCGCGAGCGCATGCGCTCCTCCAGCATCTTGCGAGTGCTGATGTGCATACGCTCCTCGGGCGTCAGCGTAGTCGCGAATTGGTCGAGGTGCACCGAGCGGACTTCCTTCGCGATCAGCGAAGTCGAGCCGCGAGCGATCACGGCGAAGTCACCCTTCATGCTCTCGTCGTCGTTGAATTCCATGTTCCAGTAGTACAGCGACGAGACGAAGCTGGTCGTGAAGTGGTCGAAGTTGCGCACCGTGTCGCGGATCGGCAGCGAGGCGGCACCCATCAGCATCGACAGGTTACCCTGCGTGCGCAGCGCCTCGGACCCGCCCTTCGTCACGTCGCCCAAGGCCGAGGGCGGCAGAGCCGTCTCGGTGTCGGCGAACGACATGAACAGATCGATGATCGCCTTCAGTTCGGGGATGTGCGCGTCCACCTGAATGCTGCGCACGGCCGGCTGGGCGGACTCCTGCCCCTGTCCCTCGCGCAGCCAAATCTTGCGCGCGTAGACATCGAGTGATTGTCCGGGCACCAATAGGTCTTGGTTGAGTTCGAGCATCGGTCCGCACACCACGCTGGCGTTATCCAGCATCATGCGGGACGCCTCGCCGATAGCGAGCGCGCTATCGCGCATCACCTGCGGCACGCCGATCCCGAGCAGGTTAATGTCGTCCTCCTCATACACGAAC